ATGAAAAAACATGCTATTGCAGTAATGATGATCGCCGTATTTTCTGAGTCGGTTTATGCGGAGTCTACCTTATTTATTCCGGACGTCTCTCCTGATAGCGTCACGACATCCCTTTCCGTGGGTGTGTTAAATGGTAAATCCAGGGAGCTGGTTTATGATACCGACACCGGGCGGAAGCTGAGTCAACTGGACTGGAAAATAAAAAATGTCGCCACGTTGCAGGGGGATTTATCATGGGAACCCTATTCGTTCATGACGCTGGACGCCCGCGGCTGGACGTCTTTGGCGTCGGGATCGGGTCATATGGTTGACCATGACTGGATGAGCAGTGAGCAGCCTGGCTGGACCGATCGTTCAATTCATCCGGACACCAGCGCCAACTATGCTAATGAATACGATTTGAACGTGAAAGGTTGGTTATTGCAGGGCGATAACTACAAGGCGGGCGTAACAGCGGGCTATCAGGAAACCCGTTTTAGCTGGACGGCAAGAGGCGGGTCTTATATTTATGATAATGGCCGATATATTGGTAATTTTCCTCATGGCGTGCGCGGCATAGGTTATAGCCAGCGTTTCGAAATGCCCTATATCGGGCTGGCGGGTGATTATCGTATTAATGACTTTGAGTGTAATGTACTGTTTAAATACAGCGACTGGGTAAATGCGCATGATAATGACGAACACTACATGCGCAAACTTACCTTCCGTGAAAAAACGGAAAATTCACGATATTATGGCGCTTCTATTGACGCCGGATATTATATTACCAGTAATGCAAAAATCTTTGCTGAGTTTGCTTACAGTAAATATGAAGAAGGTAAGGGCGGTACGCAAATCATAGATAAAACCAGCGGTGATACGGCGTATTTTGGTGGCGATGCCGCAGGTATAGCTAATAATAACTATACGGTTACCGCGGGGTTGCAGTATCGCTTCTAGACCACATCGGGATGTCATCGGTCATAACCGGCCGATGACGACTTTTTGCTGAACGTATGGCATGTCCGGTGATATTGCATAGGGGCAATAAAAGCAACATGAAAGGGGAACCGCTCGAAAGGTTATGCAGCAAGAAGAGAATGTCCTGGGTATCAATGGTGTCCCCTGCAGACACCTAATGAATGTCGTAAGTGCAGGGGATTTATGATGAATTACAGAAGTGAAGAATTTTATGCCCGCATTTATGCCCACAAAGGCAATTCATGAGACATTTTGAAGGGGTGAGAAGTGGCTGCGTTTCCAGTTTTGATAGTCGGCATAAACCCACCTGGATGCGCTGCCGATTTTGTGCGGGGAAGGCAATTTACCTTTCTTAATTTCTGAGTAAATGAACGTTTTACTCATGCCAGAATCCTCCATCATGAACTTTAAGTCAACAAGTGAGTCGTCGCGTAATTCGCGCATAGGTTTTATCTCCGGTTTGGGAATCGAACTTGGAAGGAAGGGATATCTTGAGAAATGCACAGGCCTCATCGAGTGTGAGGCTGTGTGATTCCATTATTACTCCTCGTTGATGGCTAGAATTTGTTTGTCTATTTCGTATAGTGCTTCTGCAAACTTCATTTCCATGCAATGCCTTAATGCTTTGAGTGCCTTTTCTTCTGTGCTGTATTGCGCAATCCCTCTCTGTGATGCGGAGCGGGGTCTTTCTTCATTTTCAACCCATCCGTCACCATGAGTTACAGCGGATGACCATGATTTATATACACGGCAGGAATATGTGTTGATAGACCAACCGTTAACATACTGGTTGGTGCCATGTGGTAAGCCGACATCTCTGTCTGCTCCATAGTCAGACCATCTTAGTGCTCTGTTTACAGCCATAAGGCGAATAGCGTTTTCAAGTTGTTCTTTTTCTTTTTTGTTCATTGCCATTTATCATCTCCATAAAACAAAACTCGCCGTAGCGAGTTAAGATAAAAGAAATCCCCGCGAGTGCGAGGATTGTTATTCATTGCCGATATTCACCTTTATCGCGAACACCTTTACCGGTTTATCGCCGAAGTGGGGATGTGTGATTGTCTTGATTTCATATCCGTCATACGTAATATCAATTCTGCGGCTGGAATCGTCGCGCTTCGGATATCCCTTCGTGATAATCAGGCGGTCATACTCCCGGAACATAATTCGCTTATTCCAGTAGTCATTACACAAGCGATACTCTTCCGTTTTCTCTCCGCGAATCATGGCGTCGAAGTATTCACCTTTGACGGCAAGTTGCAGGTTAGCCACGGTTAACCTCCTGCTGCGGTGCTGCCTCAAGAGCAGCCCTGTAACCAGCAGCATGACCGCGAAAGTTAGCAATCTCTGATAGCCACGCTTTAATCATGGCCTGAGTTGGCTCCTTCGGCACCATAACCCAACCATCCGGAGTTACCGGAGAGTTGCCAGCCTGAACAGTAGGCATATCCGGACCTTTGCGAATCGCCCTGGCAAGATCGATTGGGTCGTCGTACAACCAGTCACCTGTTTGCGGATGATTGGCTTCTGCCAATTGTGCAGCCCACTCCAGGCCGTCTTTGTGTCCTTGCAGATAGTCCAGCGGTAACTCATCACTATTACTTACAGGTTCGGCCTGAAGCATGGCGGCGCGGCAGGCATACCATATTTTCTGTGCCAGGAATTTATCGCCAATGTTGTGGGCCAGCAGACTGACAATTTGACCAGCCAGACCTTTTGGCATTTCCGCTGGCACTACCGGCGCCGGCTGCTCTTTGATATGTAGCCGCGGCTCGCCGTCTTTCGGTTCAGGCCACTGGCGCGCCATATTCACCTTCAGCTTTTCTTCCATCGCAGCTGTGATTTCACCATCGCTGATACCGGCGCGGCGTTGCGCATCCCATAACAGGAATTGCATGTCAGCCCACTCACTGAGGTCGCCAGGTTCTGCCGCTGCCTCTAACGCTTCTTTTGAGAGGTGTTTAAGTGGGCCAACAGGGCCAACATTACCGAACGTTGAATCTGACCACTCCGCGTGTCGTTTGCGAATGAGATTTCGCAATTGTAGTGATGCGCCTTTCTCTTCTGGCAACTTGTAAGGCTGGCTTACAGGCTCAGCGTCCAGCGATACCAGCGCGATACGCGCCAGCTCCATTTGTTCGCCACGGGTAAGCCCGTTTTCAAGAGGACTTTTAATGAATAATTCGATACGTTCTTTGGTAATAGTGGTCATGGGTTAGTGGCTCCTGAATCCGTTGCAACCGCGAAGAAATTCGACGATATAGCCCTTCATTTTTTCAGCCATATCACCGGACCATCCTTCAGGTGGTGTCCATGCTTCTACGATGTCAGCCATCTTTTTCGCTTTGGCTGGAGTCACATCGAGCGGGTCATTGGTATGTTGCTGGTTAACAAGTTTTCCCATGCCTGGAATATCCAGCACCGCGAACCATGTCCCATTTGACATTCCGAGTCCTGGGATGCGTTGCCCGCTACGACGTTTATCTCTTAGTGCTACGGTCATGCTCACTCCCCTTAACCTTGATGCCAGAGGCAACTGGCGCAGATACCACCTCAACCTGACAACCAGCTTCACATTTCAATGCGTTGCCACCCACAAACCATAATGTAACGTCGTGGTCGTCAAAGTCGGTTTCCTCGACCTCAAACACTTGTCCTTTGACTTTCACAAAGTCACCGGCGCAGATATGAACCGCGACAACCATTCCAGGCTGATTCCTGCCTACATCAGAATCGACGCTATCTTCCTGCTGCTTCACGCCAATGCCAGCGCGTGTGCTATATGCGGACATGCACTGCGCGAACCCGGATTGGTCATCTGTCTGCCCATAACTGAACCCGGCTTTCAGGCCGTCACGGAATGCGCTATCCTGCAACTTGTCAGCAGTTTCAAGTTTCGCCTCCAGTTCTGCTATGGGCTGGCGTAATGCTGTAATTTCCACCTCAGCAGCGTCTGCGTAATGAACGTTTTCATGCACAAGTGGTGGTAAATCCGGCGTAATGACACCAAAAAGTTTTGCCAGCGCCCGGTAATTCAGTTCGCTGTGATAACGACCTTTGCAGCGAACCAGTTTTTCAGCAGCAGCTACAATCGCGCTTTGTTCTGTCATGCGCTTTTTTGCTGCTTCCAGCTCAACTCGCAGCTTCCCTACCGTTAGCGCAATATCCTCGTTCTCCTGGTCGCGGAGTTTGATGTATTGCTGTTTTTTATCCAGCTCATCCAGCAGCGCTTCAGCAGCGATATATATTTCCTGTCTCTTACGGTCTGCCGGATCGTTGTAGTGGTCTTGCATGTAGCGGAACTCTTCACGCAGCACCTGTTTGTCGATGTTGCTCATTGGGCTACTCCTTTGCGAAGCTGGGCGGCGATACCTTCGAGAACGCCATCGGCGAATGAGCGATCAAAATCGCCTTCCGGCGCATCAGCCATAAATTCTGTGGAGGTCAGTATCATTCGTGCGATGTCCGCAGCGTTCTTTGCTGTGTCGTCGATAAATCCTGCATCCCATGCGGCCAGCATTCGGTTAGCAACAAAGTGAGCCCCTTCCTTGTGAGCCTGCGCCCGCACTTCAGCCAGGAAAGCGTCGGTGGCTGGCATATTTCCTGTTGCCTTCATGGCCTCCAAAATAACCAGAACGCCGTCTCGCCCAACCTCCTCGGAGATAACCTCGGTGTTGTCGCCAACAACATCGCAGAATGCCTGAACTGCTTTACGAGCCAGCTCATTCTCAACCGCCAGCGCCATAAATTTCTCCTCCAGTTCCGCATAATCAGATGCCAGAACCATGTCAACGCAGAACGATTCAGACTGGACTGGTGGAGATAAATCAGATGGGGGCGCGGTGTAAATTTTTACCTCTTGCATTTATCTTTCCTCAGTATCGCATTCAAATATTTATTCTCGTTAATAGAAGGGAATGAATTGCGCTGTAATAATTCCTCGCGTGTAGGCATTGGTTTAAATTTCATCCTAATAATAAGTTCGGCTGGTAGAATGTCTGGATTGTATGCAAGTCCTCTCATCGTAAACTCCTCTTAGTTAATTTATTCGTATGCCAACTCTTTCTTCATTGAGTTTGTTTAGCTTGTATCGCATGGCTCTCACTGAATAAATTGATCGGCAGGTTGCTATTGCTATTTCTTCTGCGGAGAATTTGTCGAAGAGAGATACTTCTGCGCGAGTCCAGCGCCTACCACGTAAGCGACTAACCATTTCAGCACCTATTCTTGTAGCCTTAGTCATTACCGCTTTTTCGGTTCGCTCCAGCTTTTCGGCGATAACTTCTACTGGCATAGTTGCCGCTACTTCGCGCAAGAAATCGACTTCCCATTTCTCCCATGGAGTATTCTTCATAGGCGATACCGTTATTTGATAAGAAGTGAAGTTTTTCCAACTTTGAGGTAAACACCGGGGATATTTATTCCAGCTTTTAGTTGGTGTTTAATTGCCAGTTTGTCGGCTTTAATTGTTGTTTCAAACTCAACGTATTCTGGAGGAATGGCGCTGGAATCGATGATTTCTACAGTTTCTGTCGGTTTGCGGATTGTCACCTGGTGAATACCAGCTCTAATCTTTTTCTTGCCAACCATTTCAAGCGATGACGCTATATATGCCATAATGCTGTCAATCTTATTTTGAATTACTGCTGCTCGTTCATTCAGTGACTTTGCCTCTTCCTTGAGGCGCTCAGCATAGCCAGACTCATTTTTAATAATGGCAAGAAGTTGCTCTATTTTATCGGTAAATTCTCCTTCCATGCCTTCTATTGTGTCAGCAATCATCTCTGGTTCTAAATCTGAATCCATCAATTTTGCGTATTCATTAGCTATTTCATACAGTTTGCTCACTGGCAACCTCCAGTTTCGCTTTGCATTCTGCGTAAATTGCTTGTACGTTCTGCTGCAATTTCATTCCAGATGTCAGGCGATACGCTTCTGCAAAATATCGCTTCAAATCATCCATGTTTTCAGCCTGAGCAATTTCATCGCAAAGTAGTTGTGCCTTATCCATTATTTCCTGCTGGCGTTTCCGTTCATCTTCGCGGATATCTTCCTCTGATTTATGCGGCATAACTGGTTCCTGATGCATGCCTTCATCTTCGTTAAGCAGGTGAATGGCATTATCCAGTCGCTGGGCTTTAGGCCAGTATTTGCTGGCGCGTTTAACTATTGTTTTGCGCGCCATCTCTTCCCAGAATGTCTTCCACGGTCCATTCTTTGCCTTGCTCGTTGCTTCCACAGCTTTAATTTCTGCCAGACTCATTTCTTCAGTCAGGTAGTCACCATCTGCTGTTTTAACCGTGCAATAACCACCAACAATAGAGCCTCGCTCACCAAATGCGTTGTATTTGTGGGTTGGTGCTGAATCAAGGCCGTTTGATTCATAGGTGTCGTTTGAGTACACCAGTTTGCATTGACCCCACTTAATTGAGCCTGTCGACTGTGCAAGGTGAAGTAATCCCATGTAACTGATATCAAGGCAAACCATGCCATCACGTGGCACAAGGTAAGCAAGTTTGCTCGCCGGGTTTAATGTGATTCCTATGGCGGCAACATTGATGATGGCGTTCTGTGCGCTGGTTGGATTTGCCAGTGCCGTTTTAGCCAGGTAATCGTTTTTCTGGAAATACTGAATTGCAAACTGGCTTTCCTTAGCCCATGTCACCGTCTGTTCAGTCAATGCCCCGCAGAATAAGTGCTCCTGCTGTTTAACGAATTCAACGATATTGCTCATGCTGCTTCTCCATAAATGTGTCTGCGTTTGAATATTGCGAAGGCATATTCAGCCTTAACTCTATCGGTTATTGCATCCCAGAACCATTCAGCGGCTTTTTCCTGGTAGTTACAATCATCATCTTCCAGCCAGTCGATAGCGTCCTTAGTGTGCTCATCTGGTTTATATGAGCGAAGCATTTCGCTTATTGGGTCGCAACGTTTGCAAAGGCGATCAACTTCACTGTTAATTCGTTCATAATCATCATCGGTAAAACTTGCGATGATTTGCGATATTTCACGCTTATCATTCAGAGTCAGAATCATCATCGTTCTCCTGTTCTTTCTGCTGATTGAGCATGTCCTGCATTAATCGGATAAAAGCATCATCTGTCCATGCGTCAGCGATGCTCATTTCTTGCGGTACCATGGAAAGTTGATTGCTGATTTCATTTCCTCGGTAGCTTGTTTCCACATGTGTCCGTCACCAAGAAAACGAGCGATAACAGCCTTGCTTTGTGCTGCAATTAACTTCTGGTGATTGATTGTTATTTGGCTTTGCATAACGCCTCCAGTTGCTTACGGACAGAGCGAATAAGGCGACGAATACGTTTTGATAATTCGGATTCAGCGGGGTAAAAAGCGGACATGACGCCGCTTCCCGCAAAGCTGAGTTGCATCATGGGAAGTTCCTTATGTTTATTTATTGGCATAGCGAAAACGCCTCGATATGAAGCGCTGTGGATATGCGATAAAAAAGCCGCCCTGACTGCGAGCGGCAAATAACATCAAGGGATGATTTTTCGATTAACCAGAACGAGTCGTCGTCCTCGTTTGGTTACGAGCGATATTGCTCCGTGTATTCACTCACTGGAATGAATACACAGTGCTTATTCGCTTTCTATCTCTTCAAACCCCCAATCCATTCTTTCCCATGCAACATCCTTCATAATTTCATCCTTATCCCCTTCACTGTATGAGTCCCATTCATCATCAGAGATACCAAGATCCTCTTCAATGTCAATTTCCTGCTTATAGCAGGAATGAATATTTGCGCCTGAATCTAGCCAAACTTTAAATTTTCTGCCCATTTAAAATTTCTCATCATATTTATGCGATATTGCTCACATAGCAGACTGCGCAATCTGCTATAGGTGCATCACTCACACGCTACAAACTCACCATCTTCATTCAGTTGATACCATGTATTCGGCATAATACCGTTCTCGCCAACTTTGCTTGCGCGGATGTGAATCAGTTCGCCATCTTCATCGCGATAACAGAGGACGATTGCCCCACCTTCTGATGCGCGAGCTTTTCCTTCAATGCCGAACGCCGCTGCTACGGATTGTGATCCAGAAACTTCTGCCGCTGACCGGTTGCCAGTGTTAGTTGCCGC